ATCTGTCGCGCCTTTCATCGCCCGATATCGTCGAAACGATCGACTATGAAACGCTGCTTGCCGAGCGCAAGGCGCGGCTCGTGTCGCTGTATCCGCTCGACCAACAGGCCGAAGTAGCGGCGGCCCTCGCGCTCGAGTCCGAGCCGATGAACATTGCGTTGCAGGAAAACGCATATCGCGAAGTCGTGTTGCGCCAACGCGTGAACGATGCCGCGCGCGCTGTGATGCTGGCCTATGCGAAGGGCAAAGACCTCGAACACCTCGCCGCGCTGTTCGAAATCGAACGCCTCGTAATCACGCCGGCCGACCCCGCGAACGATATCGACGCCGTTTATGAGGACGACACCGATTTGCGCGCTCGCACGCAGCTCGCGCCGCAAGGCTTTTCGGTTGCCGGCCCCGAAGGCGCGTATATCTCGCACGCTCGCAACGCTGACGGCCGCGTGCTCGATGCGTCTGCCGTAAGCCCCGCGCCGAAAGAAGTCGTCGTTACGGTTCTCTCGCGCGACGGCGACGGTACGGCCGACGCGGCGCTCGTCGAAAAGGTGCGCACCGCCCTTGCGGCCGACAACGTGCGCCCGCTCACCGACTTTGTGACCGTGCAGAGCGCGACGATCAAGCAATACGCCGTGCGTGCGACGCTCATTTTCTTCGCTGGCCCCGATCGCTCTGTTGCACTCGCCGAGGCAAACAAGAACGTCAAGAAATACACCGACGACATGCACAAGCTCGGCATGGCGATCACGCTCGACGGCGTTTATGCCGCTGCGCGCGCGCCGGGCGTGCAAAAGGTGTTGCTCGCCGAGCCGGCCGCCGACATTCCGGCAACGAAACAGGAATCGCCGTATTGCACGGCGATCGAGCTGGTCGACGGAGGCATTTACAACAATGAATGATCTGCTCCCGCCGAACTCGACCACGCACGAGCGCAACCTAGCGCGCGTCGGCGCACGCATTAGCGATGTTCCGTCGCCGCTGGCCGTGCTGATGGACCCTAACGCGATCCCGTTGCCGCTGCTGCCGTGGCTCGCGTGGCACCTCGGCGTCGACGCATGGAAGGACTATTGGCCCGAACAGACCAAGCGCGCCCGCGTTAAGGCCGCCATTCCGATCGCACGTAAGAACGGCACGGCCGCTGCCGTGCGCGAAGTCGTCGCCGCGTTCGGCGCAAACATCGCCCTGCGCGAATGGTTCGAGCTGACGCCGCGCGGCGTGCCCGGCACGTTCGACGTAGTGCTCACGGTTAGCGGCCGAGACGGGCAAGCGCCGACCGCTGCACTCGTCGCCGACATCATCGCGGAAATCGACCGCACGAAGCCCGTGAGCGCGCATTACACCTTCACGCAAGGCTTTTCCATGCAGGGCACGCAGCGCGTCGCGGCGGCCGTTCGACCCGCGCTGTATCGCCGTCTTTCTTTCACGGATATCTGACCTATGGCCGGCACTCTCATCACCATCACCGACGCGGGGCGTGCTGCGCTCGTCGCGCCCGGCAACACGGGCACGAATGCGCATCAAGTCGTAAAGATCGGCCTAGCCTCGGCCCCTTTCGTCGCCGACAAGGGCATGCTCGCCATGCCGAACGAGCGCAAGCGCATCACGACATTCGCCGGCGCGAACGTCGCGCCCGACACTGTGCATGTGACGTTGAAAGACGACACCGACGATCAATTCACGCTGTACGGGTTCGGCCTGTATCTCGAAAACGATGTGCTGCTCGCCGTCTATAGCCAACCGACGCCGATCATGGAGAAGTCGCCGGAGGCAATGCTGCTGCTGTCGGCCGACCTTCAATTCACGACGATCGACGCGGCGGCCCTGACGTTCGGCGACGCGACGTTTCTGAATCCGCCGGCGACTGAAACCGTGCAAGGCGTGATCGAGCTGGCGACGCAAGCCGAAGTCGACGCCGGCACCGACACCGTGCGCGCACTGACGCCGAAGACGGCCGCGAGCCGTTACGCGGCTCTCACGGGCGCTCTTTTCACCGGCCCCGTGCGTGCGCCGTCTGTCACCGTCGACGGCCCGGCGGTCATGGCCTCGGCCGCGCTCAAGGGCACCCGCCAGGCTGTTATGTCCGTTGAGAATTTCGACGGCCTCACGATCGAAGCAACGGACCTGCTGAACACGACGAAAAAAGCCATTGCGCTCGCGCCGTGGGGCGGCAAGGTGCTCGTCGGCAAGACCGTCGACGATGGCATCGGCCTCGTGCAAGTCGCCGGCGCGATCACCACGCTCACGCCGGCGGCCGGCGACGCATCAAAGCGCGTGCCCACGACTGAATGGGTAGTCGCGGCGATCGCGGCGGCGGCTGTCGGCACGATCGTTTTCGAGCCGCGCACGTCTGTACGCGCTGGCTTTCTTAAGCTCAATGGCGCACTTCTCAATCGCGCCGACTATCCGGCGCTTTGGGCATACGCACAGGCAAGCGGCGCATTGATCGCCGAGGCGTCATGGAGCGCGAACAATTGGGGCTGTTTCTCGACTGGCAACGGCGCGACGACCTTTCGCTTGCCCGAGCTGCGCGGCGAATTCATTCGCTGTTGGGATGACGCGCGCGGCGCTGATTCAAACCGCGCGATCGGCACTTTTCAGGCCTCGCAAAACATCTCTCACGCGCATGGCGCGAGCGCTGTCGCTGTCGGCGATCACATTCACAGCGCATGGACTGACTCGCAAGGCTGGCACGGGCACCACGGCAACACCTACGCCGTAGGCGATCACCAGCACTCGCTCGGCTACAACGTGCCGCAATACTCAAACGACACCGATCGGGGCGGCGCATCAAGCACATTCTCCATTGATAACCCGGTTCAACCGTGGACGAACCCCGCCGGCGCACACGGTCACGGTTTCGACACGGATGGAGCCGGCACACACGGGCACAACGTCGGCGTCGGCGGCGCTGGCAATCACTCGCACACGATCACCGTCAACGCTGACGGCGGCAACGAAGCACGGCCGCGCAACGTCGCAATGCTCGCAATGATTCGCGCTTACTAAGGATCTGAACCAATGCTGATTCATCAATACGACGCCGAGACCGGCCAATACATTTCGAGCCGCCTGGCCGACCTCGACCCGCTGAACGTCGATCGCTGGCTCGTGCCCGCATTCAGCACCGTCGACGAGCTGCCGGCCCGCCTGCCGCTGACGTGGCCTTTCTATCGCGACGGCGCATGGAAGCTGCTGCCCGACTATCGCGGCCGGATGCTTTACCGCCAAGCGACGGGCGAAGCTGCTGAAATCCTCGTCGCGGGCATCATGCCGGCCGAGCAAGGCTTGACCGAAACGCCCCGCCCCTCGGATGAATACACGTTTCGCGATGGCGTATGGGCGATCGATCCCGCAATCGTCGCGCAACGCGTGCGCGCCGCTGTGATGGCCGAGTTTGATGTGCGCATGACGCACGCACGGACGATGAATGCGGGCAAAGCCGACGCATATGCGGCCGGCTTGCTCTCGCGCGAGGAGGCGTACTACTTCCGCGCATGGTCCGCGTATCAGCTCGACCTAGTGCGCGCAATCCAGCGTGAGGGGTTCCCCGACGCCGTGAGCTGGCCCGACGAGCCGGCATCGTTCGAAGTCGCGAGCGCGCCGGCGATGGCCGAGTTTGACGCACGCATGGCGAAAGCAAAGACCTTTACTGATGGAAAGGCTGACGCGGACGCGGCCGGCGAGCTGTCGGCCGAGGACCATTACAACTATCAGGCGTGGTCGCTCTATCAAATCGAGCTGACGGCCGCGATCAATCGCGAGACGTTCCCGGCCGCCGTTGCATGGCCCGCCGAACCTGCGCCATTCACGCCCCCGCCGGCAATCCCGCCGATTGCAACCGAACCCGCGCCGGAAACCCCGGCCGACCCCGCGTAACGCCGAAAGCGTCGCGAGCTGCAACCCGCCCTTTCACTGCCCCTTTTTTAAACAGGAATTCATATGGCAACTGACTATCACCACGGCGTGCGCGTACTCGAAATCAACGAAGGCACGCGCCCGATTCGCACCGTATCGACGGCCGTTGTCGGCCTCGTCGCGACCGGCCTCGATGCTGACGCGGCGATGTTCCCGCTCGATACGCCCGTGCTGCTGACGAACATTCAAGCGGCGATCGGCAAGGCCGGCGACAAGGGCACGCTCGCACGCACGCTCGAAGCCATGTCGGCACAGGCGAAGCCCGTCACTGTCGTCGTGCGTGTCGCCGATGGCCTCGACGATGCCGCGACGACGAGCAACGTGATCGGTACGTCTGCGGTCGGCGGCGGTTACACCGGCATGCAAGCGCTACTCGCCGCGCAATCGAAGCTCGGCATCAAGCCGCGGATTCTCGGCGCACCGGGCCTCGATACGCAACCCGTCGCGACGGCCCTCGGCGTGCTCGCACAAAAGCTGCGCGGATTCGGCTATGTGTCGGCGAACGGCGCGGAAACGAAGGAAGCGGCGACGGCATACCGCAACCAATTCAGCCAGCGCGAGCTGATGGTGTTGTGGCCGGATTTCCTCGGATGGGACACGACCGCGAACGCCTCGCGCACGATCGACGCGACGGCGATCGCGCTCGGACTGCGCGCCAAGATCGACGAAGAAACCGGCTGGCACAAGACGATTTCGAATGTCGGCATCAACGGCGTAACGGGCATTAGCCGAGAT